CCAATTCGCTACTGGGAAAATATGCGTTCATAGGAAGACAAAAAACTAACAAAAAGAGATAAATATGTACGTTAATTCGCCTTTCAACTATACCGGGAACAAGTTCAAACTTCTTCCGCAGTTAGTTGCACATCTGCCAAAATCTACTGATAATATGACACTTGTTGATCTGTTCAGCGGATCCGGAACTGTATCATTCAATCTTGCCGGAATGTTCAAAAATGTGGTATCCAATGAATATATATTTGACATTCAACGGATACAGAAAGTGCTCTCCACAGGAAGCGACACAGATTTTGCAAGGTTAATAGAGTGCCTTAAAATGTTCTCGTCATCAGACTATGACAGATATCAGATTCTCCGGGATGATTACAATTCACTTCTTACATCCGACTTTACCGGAAGCGGGGAGTACATAAACGACAAGATCACGTTTCTTAATTACAAGGCTTACCGCCTGTACGGGCTTATGCTGTCCTGCACAAACAATATGATGAGGTTCAACCGTCATGGGCTATTCAATCAGACCTGCGGAAAGCGTATGTACAATGAATCCACGGAAAAGAAGCTCACTGAGTGGCGGAATCTTCTTAAAACCATAAGTAATGTGGATATAATCTGGGGCGATTTCGAAACAGTTTCAGCGAACTCCATGTGTGTAAAGAATATGCCCGATGTATTCTTCTATGCAGACCCACCATATTCCAATACAGAGGCTGGATATAACGCATTATGGAAACCGAATGATGATGAACGCCTTTTTAAGTTCATATCCGATTTTTCCGATGCCAAATGGATGATCTCAGGAACGGACATTCATGGAGATGAAAGATGCAAGCTACTGGATCTTCTGTCGGAATCAGGTAAGTTCAAGATGATTGAACTTGAATACGACTACAAGAAAGTAGCTAAAAAAAAATCCACAGAAACGCATGAAGTCATAATGGTAAATTACTGAGGCATATATGTATTATTATTCGAATCTAAATGTGGATGATGACGATGAAGTCTGGGACGACAGGAAAATGCAACTGATATTTGGTGCTTTGATTAACGTGAACATTCAAAAGGAAACTTTATGATCGCACAAAGTAACAAGGAGGAAAAAATGAACGAAGAATTAACGGAATTTTTGCGGCGGAACGGCGCCTGCGCTTACGGTATCGCGAGACTTGAGGCGCTCGGCGCCGAGACGCTCGTTGACGCCTGGGATAAGGCATCGCCCGCCGATCTCGTCTGGGCGGTGACGCGCCCGGGCGTCATGTCGCCGGAGCAGCGGAGACAGTTTTTGGTCTTTGTCCTCGAGTCCATTGAGGACAAATTAACGGACCCGCGGTCGAAAAACATTTTGGAGAAACTGCGCACAAATTCGCCGATAACCGAGGCGGAGGCGTGGGCGGCGGATGCGGCGGCGAGGGCGAGGGCGGCATCTGCGGCGACGGCGGCGCCGGATGCTGCAGAGTGGGCGGCGGATGCTGCAGAGTGGGCGGCGTGGGCGTGGGCTGCGTGGACTGCGGCGCAGGCGCCGGAGGCGGCGAGGGCGGCGGATGCGTCGGCGAGGGCGGCGGATACGGCGGCGAGGGCGGCGTGGGCGGCGGAGGTGGCAGCGCGGGAAAAACAGGCGCGCTGGATTCGCACAAATTTCAAACTCGAAGATTTACAAACAAACTAAAGGAGAAATCAAAATGATTACGGAAAACACGGAGGGCGAAAATGGATAACGGCGAAGAGATGACTTACTGGTCAGAACGGCGTGATGCACGCGGCTTCATCTGGGCGGCAACGCGTCCTGGAGTGATGAGCACAGGCCAGCGGCGCAGATTTTTAGCCGAGGCCGTGCTTGCGCCAATCGAAGGCTTGCTGACCGACGAGAGATCGCTGAACATCCTGCGGAAATTACACACGAATGAACAGATTACGCAAGAGGATAAAGACGCGGCGGATGATGCGGCAGAGGCGTCGGTGAATGCGACATATGCAGTGGCGTACGCGGTGGCGGCAGCGTATGCGACAGAGGCGACAGAGGCATCCTGGGCAGTGGCAGCATCCGTGGCGTCCGTGGCATCCGCGGTGTGGTGGGCGACGTATAATGTGGCAGGCGTGGCAGATGCAGCAGATTCGGCGCGGGCGGCGGCACGAAACGCGCAGGCCAAATGGATTCGTGAAAATGTTAAGCTTTCAGATTTGCACATAAACTAACAACGAAACTGTATGTAGTACAAAGGAAAGGAAAATCTCCGACATGGAAAGCCGCATGAGCCATCGATCCAACAGAAAAAAGCCGCGACGCTGCGAATGCTGCGGAAAAATGATTGTCAAACCAAAATACGACTATCAAACAATTTGTGCGCAATGCGAAGAAGAAATAGAAGACGAAAGATATGAACCTCAATGGTAAAGGAAAATAAAATAACGAGTATCGAAATGAATACTAAGCACAAAGTAAGATTACTGCCCGATGTGCGGGCGGAAACTGGAGGCGAAGGATGAAACGGCTGGAAATGTATAAGGATACTCTATCTCCTGTGGATAAGGCTGCGCTGAAAATCGCGCTGGACCGTATTCACGACCAGTTCGTCCAAGGATGCTCCGACGGACAGGTTCTGCGGATCATCGCCCGCCGGCTTTCTGCGTGGAAACTCGAAATCGGACGGGTCAGGGACCGCCGAATCTGCGGATGGTACGGAATCGGGACGGACGGACTCGGCGATCGCTCGGTGCACTTTCTGAACAAAATTCTCGCCGCAGGGCACAGACCGTCCCCGGAAGTCCTGAAGCTGTGCCGGAAACTCGCACAGGCCGACTGTGAGAATCTGCTCACCTTCATCAAGCTGGATTCCGAGACTGAGCCGGACGTGGACTATATCATGACCCATATATACCCCGGCTTACGCAAGCCGTTGCTCGATGCGTTCGCCGAGGCCGAACATTACTCAAGGAACGCCGATGAAACCGCTTGAAGACATTGACCTGAAACTCTCGAAGGCCGACAACTGCATACTCATTTCCGACATCCGCTACGAGGGAGAGCCCGACGACGTGCTCCACCGCCGCGTGATTATGAGGAACGCCACAGTGTCCGATCTATTCAGGTCTGTGGAACGTGCGCTGGCGTATGCCGTAATTCCCAGCTACCATATAAGCGAGCAGACCGCCGACCGCTTCCTTCTCACTCTCGCTTCCAACGTTCACAACCGGATTGTCAAGGCCCGAGCCGAGGCCTCGAAAAATCTCGACACGGAACTCGAAAATATATTAAGTGAACCCAGCGATAAAACTGATAACAACACGGACAACACTTCAACAACAAAGGATAACACATGAAATGTTCAATTCTCTCCATCGCCCAGAAAATCGTCAATGACATCGGCAGCATCGACCAGCCGGAAGGCGTTTCCATCCGTGAAATCGACGTGCGCCCCGACGACGTGCGCATTGAGCTCGCGGTCCTCAATTCGGGTAATATCAAGGAATACCTCAACCGCATCGACAAGGTTCGCGGCGATCTCGGCGGCGGGCTCTGGCGCATCTCTTTCATCGGCGCGTCCGGTTGCGACCAGCCGACCGCTGAGGTCGTCGCCATCGTCCGTAACAACGACACCGGCGTAAGCAGGCTCATCCCTGTCATCGACCGCGAAGCGAACCCCGTCAAGGACAGGGGGTAATATGGCTAAGGAAATCTTCATCAAACAGAATACCGACGAATGGATGGCATGGCGCCACGACGGCATCACAGCCACCGACGCTTCCGCAATCTGGGGCACGTCTCCCTGGAAGAGCGTTCTCGGCGTCTACTCCGACAAAATCGCTCCGGCGGAGAAAGAGTGCGGCGGTTCGGCGGCGATGGAATGGGGACACCGCATCGAGCCTCTCCTCATCGAGAAGTTCTGCGACGTTCACGGAATCCCCATGATTCCCTTGAAACCGGGAATCCTTTATGAGGCCGGAGAAGGCGGCTGGATGAAAGCCTCGCTCGACTGCGAAGCGGTCATGGGCGGCGAGCGCATCATTATCGAGTGCAAGACCGGGCACTCCGATGACGAATGGTTCGACAAGGACGGCAAGCCGTCCGTCCCGAGCTTCTACCTTTCGCAGGTCATGTGGCAAATGCTTGTGTCCGGAATCCGGCATACGTTCTTCTCGGTGCTCATCGCCGGCTCGGAATGGCTTGACCGCGAGGTCGTCTATGATGAAAAAATGGCGGACGAGCTTTTCAAGAAATGCTCTGTGCTCTGGGGAAACGTCCAGTCCCGCACTGTGCCTCCGGCGGACGGACGGCACGACAAGACCGATCTCAAGACGGCCGCCGCGCTCTACGCATCCGACACGCCCGAAGACAGCATCGAGCTTGAGGACGTGAGCATGGCCGACGAGTACCACGAACTGAAGCTCAAGGCGGACGAGGCCGACGCAAAGCTCGACGCCTGCAAGCTGAAAATTCTCCAGACACTCGGCAAGCACAAGACGCTCACCTACAAGGGCAAGAAGTTCGCGGGGCTCGTCACGCGAGCCGGGTCCGTCACCGTGGACACCGCGCGTCTCAAGGAAGAATACCCCGACCTCTACGAGAAACTGCGGATTCAGGGCAAGTCCAGCAGTTACATTACCGTAAGGGACTGCAAGGTCTGATCCTCCCTGCCTTGCAAATCCCGCCTCACCGATATATATTGTCGGTGAGGTTTTTCATTATGCAGCAGTTGTCCGGGAAATATACATTCGACCAGCTCATGAGCGCCCTTCAGGGGACGTTCGGTTGCCGCACGTCATACACCGACAAGAACGACAAGAGCACGGCTTTCACTGAAATGTGCCTGTTCCAGCTCCGGTTCCGTTTCTACGAAAACACCAAGAAGGTGGTAATTGCGCTCAAGACCAATTCGTCCGGCGAAGCTACGTACCGGGACCTCATGACTTTTGTTGCCGAAAGCTGAAAAATAAAGTATATTACCGATGTGCTTACAGAGGATGTAGAATCGACGTTATGCGAACTGGCCTTCGGAGACGCGAAAGCCTCCGATTCCGTTTCCGCCTGCAAAATTCTCTTTGCGAAAGGAAAGTATCTCGACCGGATCGCCGAACGTCTTGAAAGCATCGTGATGATAGATTCCAACACCGCCGACAGCGTGCGCATCAAGGCCATCGAACTTTTAGACAAGGTTCGCGATGAGCTTCTTGAGGCGCAGGCGTCCGTGAGCGCCTCCGACGAGGCTCAAATCCGCAAACAACTCATCGGGCGATATGTCGGAAACGAAGAAGAAATTACAGGAAGTACTTGAGGGCTTTTCAAACAAGCTCACTTACCACGACCTCGACACGAGGGCGCTTGATATTTCGCGTGCCTCGGCCGCGGGAAATCTAGGTGAAGGGAACTACGCCGACTGGGCGATGGTCTCGAACGATCCGCTCGTCATCGTCAATATAGTCAAGACGTACATCACGACGCTCACCTCCAAGCTGACCGCCAATCCGTTCAGACCCGCCGACGACAAGCTCGCCGACCTGATGGAGAAGATAAGGCTCAACGCCAGGCTCTCGGACCAGTATCACGACGTTCTCAACGACGGCTATTCCTATCTCGCCGTCGGCAGGCAGGACGGCAACCCGGTCACGACCCAGGTGGACGCGCGGTACATCCTGTTCAACGGCGACGACCCCACACTCAAGGACGCCACCGAAATAGTCATCTTCAAAATCTGTCCGAAGACCGACAAGGACAAAGAGGACGACAAGTTCAGTCAGGCCCACTTCCCGGACGGATTCGTCTCTTACGACACGGACGAGGAAAAGGTAATCACCACCTACTACCACTTCGAGGGTGAAGGGGCCGAGCGCCGCTGTGTCATGGATGTCTATAACAATTACGATGACGAACCCGACCGCACCGAACTGGGACAGATAGACAGGATCCCTGTGATACGCTTTGTGGGCGACAAGGTGGAGCTCGAAGACAAGCGTTTCCACTATCGGGGCCTGTACTATCAGACCGCGAGCGTCCTCAAGGCCATGACGCTTTCGGCGACCAAGATTCAGATTCGCACCGCCGCCTCGGACGATGACAACTACATCGCATCGAGTGACGCACTGAACAACTATCCCGAACAGTGGGAGAACTGCGGTGTCAAGACCATAGACCACAAGGACTCCAACGGCCAGCCGATTCCCGACCCGATCATTCCCATTGCTCACGACAATGAGTTCCTCATCAACGCCTTCAACAACTGGAAGGGCGTGATCGCAGATATGCTCGGGCCCGTTGTCGCCTCGGGCTCCGAAGCCGTGACCCGCGAAGAGGTCATCGCACGTAATGAAGTGCGTGACGCAATCACCAACGAGTATCTCTCGAAGTTCGTGGATTCCGTGGAAGAAGTCTATCGGTGCATCATCATGCTCATGGCCGGTCCCGCGGACAAGGTTCAGATTCTGGGCGGCTTCATCGAGTCCGTCAAGCGTCAGAAGACGACTGCGGAGATCATTCAGCTGTACGGTCTCGCGAAAGAAAGCGGACTTAACACGCAGGGCTTCGTGCAGATGATACTTGAGAATTCGGAGATTCCGACCGACAAGAAAATGTTCCTCGCGCAGACCTTGATGAAGGACCCGTTCGCGAGCCCGGTGGTCCAGCAGCTCAAGACACAGATTCAGCAGCTCACCGAACAGAACAAGGCGAAGGACCAGACGATTGCCCTGTTGCGCGGCACGGCCACTTTGCGGCTCGAACGCGATGCGGGATATGTCGCCGAACAGGAACGCGAACATCAGCGCAAGATTCTCTTCGACCAGTGGAAGGAAGAGCAACAGCAGACACAGGACGCCCGCATGCTCGTCCTCAAGACATTGCTCGAACAAGGCGACACAGCCGGAGCTATGGCCTGCCTCGCCGCGATAAGCGAAAAGGACCAGCCGCTCGTAGTGCCGGACGCTCCGAACTCGCAACTTCAGCAGGCACAGAACGCGGTCCAGGGACAGATAGACGACGCGTTCTCGCCGATTCAGCAGACCCAGCAGGCCCTTGCCGCGCAGGCGGCACAACGTAAACAACAGCAGATGATGCAGGCACAGCAGGCGCAACAGCCTCAGATGCCGGGAGCACAGCAATGAGTAGCGGATGGAATTTAGGCAATAAACTTATCGGCGGGATTACGAATTTCGTAGGTCTCACCGACACCGACGCCGCACAGCGCGGGGCGGACGAATACACCAGCGGAGTGAGCACGGCCGGGGATCAGCTTCACAGCGACCTTGAGCCGCTCTACGACACGTACCAGTCCGCGATGAACGATGGATATTCGCTCGGCGAGAATCTGGACCGTTACAGCGGACGGATGAACCAGAACAACGCGGACATCGGAGCGACCTATCAGGACACGCAGAAAGAGGCCGACAAGGCGCTCACCTCCGAGAACATCCAAAGCTACATGAACCCCTATTCCCAGTCCAAGGCGAACGCGGCGGCGCAGGCCATGGCGGGAAAGGCGGGCGGCTCGCTTCAGTCCTCGGCCACGAATCAGAACATGTACAATGCCGCCGCCGATTCCTACGCGAAGGACTGGAACACGGCGACGCAGACCGCGCAGAACAATTACCAGAATCAGTATTCCGCCAACAATCAGGCGCTTAACGGGCTGGGCATGGAAGCGAGCAACTACAACTCCCAGCTCAACGCCGAGATGACGCCGTTCCAGCAGTATCAGAACCTTCTTACGTCCGAAGCCTCCCAGAAGTACGCGGGTAACGTCGCGGCGGCACAGGCGACGGGAGAGGCGGCGGGAACGAATCATGAATGGTTCTCCAGTCTCCTCGGTTCCACGTTCCTCGGCGGAGGCCAGAAATGATAGATTCAAAAGACTGCATGAACGACAATTACATCCCGGTCATCCAGGGCGTCATGCCGCTTAATGCAAACGAGGACAACGTTGTCCCGGTGGCGGCGCCGGAAGAAGAACGGACAGCCGGCGGAAGTCCCGGAAAAGCCATGCGCATCATAGGAACGGCGGCTAAAATCATCAAGGCGATCTTATAGGAGATTTGATATGGCATTGCAAGTGATAGCGGTACCCGGCGCAAAAATCGGGAGCGGAACACAGCTCGGAACGGCAATCGGCGGACTGGCACAGATTTACTCCAACCTCCCGGCGGAGGCGAAGAAGAAAATCATGGGCTGGTTCACCGACGACGAACAGAGCGAACACGAATCCGCCGAAGAAGCGGAGGACAAGGGCAAGATCGCCCGTTACGAAAGCGGAGCGTCCCGAAATCCCGATGACTGGAAAACCGCCGCGACGGAAGTGCCGGACGAGGGGACGCCGGAATACGCGGAATATCAGCGGGAAATGGCGGAGAGCCAGATGGAAGGTTACAGGCCCGAAGAAGCGGGATGGGTAGTGGAAGGAGAATAACATGGACGAGGAAAACGAGGACAACATCATTCCGTTCCCGACTTCGGAACTCATGAGCCAGGAGGACACCCAGCAGGACCTCGGGCCCGGCGTGCCTACCGGAGAATATCTGGATAAACTTGTCTCCGAATCCGCGCCGGAAAGACAGGACAATGTGATTCCGTTCGACAGGCGCTCTCCGCAGGCGTTCGTTCCTTACGCGCCTTCCGGTTCAGTGAAGATGGAAGGCCCCGGACGAGGGCGTGTCGACGTTCCGGCACAGAGCCGGGAACCCGCGAACATCGGCCCCGCCGAACCGCAGACCTCCGCGACCGAAGAGCCGGATATGCAGGTGGCACAGCGCTGGAACGAAATCGCGGCGGGTGCCGGAAACAGATTCCAGTCCGCGCCGGAAAGCTATCTCGACCCGGCGACCGGGAGCGTGGACGAGGGAAAGTTCTACGCCGATCTCGCGAACTCGGGCGAGGATACGGGCGGACCCGTCGCGGAATACGGCAAGCAGGCCCTCCGCAAGGGATTCGAGGCGAAACTCAACCGCCCCACGAAATTCGATTCTCTCACCGACGAGCAGCTCAAGAGCGTGCTCGAAAACATGAAGAAAAACCCCGGACAGTATTCCGAGGGAGTCAAGGAAGACGCGATGGACGCTTTCACCGCGCGTAAAATCAAACGTGCGGCTCAGGCTCCGCAGACGGCGGAACAGACGGAAGTCCAGGCATCGCCTCGGCCCGTCGATACCGGAAGCTCCGACCCTACGAAAGCCATTCCTCCCGGAGTGGAAGGGCACGAGGACGCGGACGGCTCCATCGGCCACGATATATGGCTTTCCGCCGGAGACCAGGCGGCGCTTCAGGCACAGCGGGACGCGGAACGCAGACAGGCTCTCGAAACGATGAGCACGAGCGAGCCTGACCCCAGCGAACTCCAGCGCCAGAGGGAGCAGGAAGAGTACGAAAAACGCGACCGCGAACATCCGTGGCTAAACTTCTTTCTGGGCCCGAACAAGGATGAGCAGTGGGCCGAGGATCACGGCTGGAAATATCACAACAACATCGAGCACGGCTGGGTGATGCCCAATCAGCAGAGCTTCCGCACGGCGATGGCGAACACCGAAAAATGGACGCCTACTCCCGAGGAACAACGCTTCGCACAGGATCAGGCAGGCAAGAAACAGGCGGCGGCGGAAAGTCTTCGCCAGAACACGCAGAACACGATGATGCGTGCGTCCAGTGCCAATTCCATGCTCTCCACGCTAAACAAGGCTGTCGCGAACGGCGCTTACGACACCAATTCGCAGGCCTTCCAACAGAGCATGCAGAACATTCTGGACCTCGCCAATTCCTTCCCGGACGACGGGGGAATAGGAACGCAGACCAAGAACCTCATCGTGTCCTACGCCAATCTCGCCAACCGCGATTATCAGACCCGTGTGAACTTTGACCTCAAGGGACTTCAGAAGATTACGCAGGTGAACGGCATGTTCGACCAGCTCGGAAACGACCTGAAGAACCACTACGACGCGAGAACGGGCACGTGGTACAACGACAAGGGCCAGCCGGACGAGTCCTACGGAATGGCATGGTATTCCGCAATCGACTCCGCAGTGGACCGCGTGGAACAGAACATGACGAACGCCGGGGCGACCATGGCGGACGCCGCGAAGATTCGCGCATGGCACAAGTTCGTGGACAAGACCGGATTCCTGAAGGCAAAGACGGCGATCACCAATTACGTGAACACGCTCAACGCGATACTGGGCCGGATCACCGACCCGTCCTCGAAGCAGAGGGCAAAGGAAGCGATTCAGCAGTCCAACGTCCTGAAGGCGCTCCTGAACGCCGGAAAGACGAAGGATGACAAGGGCTGGGAAAACAAGGTGCGCGGTATCCTCGACCAGCTCATGAACACCGGTTTCGGCCTCACCATGGCGGACTTCGGCGGAATGAGCAAAGAGGACTACGACGCCGCAATCGGCGGACTCAAGAACGAATACGATGCGTATCAGCAAGCGCTTCTGTTCTCCGGCGGACTTGACAACAACGCCGTCATGAACGCTCTCGCCGAGGCCGGAAACATGGGCGTCCGCTCGTATAACAAGAGCGCGGTGCACGTGGGTGCCAAACCGTACAAGGGCTATATGAGCTGGACTCAGAACGCTCCGGCGAACCCGCGCAACTACGTGTCGGATGTGAACATCAAGCAGGGAATCGGAGATTATGACGCCGAGACCCAGCAGGGAATGAGGTAAGAAAATGGCGGAAGAAACTGAATATCAGCCTGGGATGATTCCCCTTATGGTGGACGCGCTCACCGGCTACAATCCTAATAGCAGCGGAATCCGCTCTATTCCGGGAAACGTCATCCGAATGGCGGGAACGGTGCCGGAATATCTAGTTCCGGGAGTAGGACTTTTGGCGGGAGCCAATATAAAGACGCTCGGCGATGCGGCAGATTTTGCGCTGGATCAGCCCGCGCCTCCGGGGAATCCCGACTATTCCACCGACCGCAGACGAAACGACACTTACGCCGCGATGCTGTCCGGAGGCGGGGCGGCGGTGGGTGCAAAAGCTCTCGGAGCTTTCGGCAGACCCATCATGCAGTTCATAACGAGCAAGACACCGAACGCTTTGAAGGGTCTTACCCAAAAAGCTCCGGGGGTCAAATCATTTCTTCTGGGCGGAAGACCGGGAAAGATGTCGCCGAAGGCTTCCGAAGTTTCGGTATACGGCCATCCGTACCGTCCGAACAGTGACGCGACGGCCCGGTCCATCGGCGCACGCGAACCCGCTCCGATGCCACATGAACCGGAATACTACATCACTCACTCGCGGGACGATATTCCCACGGAATACGGCGGGCTGGTGCTTACTCCCGGTCAGTACCGTCAGGCGGACGCCGCCCGTTACGCGGTGAACGTAGACGAAAACGCCCCCAAGGCGCTCATTCCCATCCGTCCGAAAGAAGACGTACTGGATTTCACGAAAGGTGCGCCGCGTCCCGGCGACGGTCTTTCGGATGATTTCGTCTTTGTCCGCGATCCTGAAAACACAGTTCCCTCCGAGGGAACCTCTCTCGTCGTTCCCTCGAAAGAAGTGGGTCCTTACACCGGGTCGACCGTTGAAGTTCACGGCACGCCTCGCGTGAAACCGGCGACCGAAGCCGCTCCCGCTTCGACGGAGGCAGAGATGTTCCGCGAAGTTCCGACCTTCAAATACAACCGCGAGGCCACGGCTCAGAGAATGCCGAAGCGTCCGGTGTCCCAGGACAGGAACGACAAATTCAATATGTGGAAGCAATGGGAACGCGAGGTGAGCCCTGAAGCGGCCCGCGATTACGCTTTCGAGCAGTGGTACAAGAACGCTCCCATCGGAGGAGTTCAGGGAATGGCAAATGACATCGGGTTTATTCCGATGGCTACCGGCGGAATCGTTCAGCAGGTGACTAGCGCTATCCCGACCACGAGAGGAATCGCAAGCTGGCTTCTCGGGTCCGGCACGCCTTCCGACACTACCGAAAAGTCCGCTCCGACAGCTCCGAAGGCGGCTTCCGATACCGTCGGAAAGCGCATGAAGGCCGCCGGCTTCGAGCCCCGGATGCGCACTCAGTCCGGACAGACAGAGAAGCCGAAACAGTCCAATACGGACATCCGGCTTCAGAACTTCGACACAAACTTTTAAGAGGTCAAAATGATCCAGATAAGCGACACTCACAGACTGGTCTACCGTAACGCCACACTCATAGCGTATCTCTATTCCAATCTGTCCACCCGCATCAACTTCTACGACCCGGACGGCGAAAGTCTGGGCGACACATTGCAGACAAATGACAAAGGCTTTATCTGTGCCGGAACCGGGACCGATGTGCTCCAGGGATATTTCGTCCAGAACAAGGCCCTCATCGTCTGCACTCTTTCGGACGGAACGACCGTCCAGTGGGTGACGGGCGAAGACATTTCCGGCGTGGTGAACGACGGCAGACTTCTCGGGCTCAATGACGAGGAAATCTTCAGCGCCAACCAAGAGGCCGATTCCAAGACCTTCGATTATCTCAAACTTCTCAATCAGCCTAAGCTCAAGCCGTGGCAGGAAAGCCAGCTCACCGTGGCCGTGGGAAACACGGACGGGACAGACGCGTGGGGCTCCTCGGTGAGCGTTCCGAAACAAGTCACCGTTCTCAAAATTCAGGACCTCGCGGACTGTCTCACCGGACTGAAATGCTCTTACCGCAAGTGCATAGTCCTGAAGCGCCCGGTGCGTCCGGGCCAGCAGCTCATGGTGGTGAGCGAGACCGGAAGCGACGCCATCCTTCTGAACGAGGGCGTGGCGGTTCCCGACAGTGAATCGGACGAACAGTACACGAACGCGATCAGCGTGCTGGACGCCTACGAGGGAGTCGCCCTCGCGGCGGTCTATACCCGCGATGATGTTTACGAATGGCAGGCGGTGAGCAAGACCCGGCTCTTCGACCTGAACTCGGGCGCGAACGGCCTCCAGTATGTGAACATGGGAACGGGCGCCATCACGAGCGCCGCAGTACGGAAAGACGCGAAAGTCGTCATAGTATCGCAGTCCTCCGGGCAGGACAGTTCGCTTCAGCTTGTGTTCTCGCGTGCGGGCCAGAACGTCATCGTGGTGAACAATTCCTTCAACAAACTTTATCTGTGCAACGTGCTTCCGACGACCGTATCGCAGGAATCCAGCGTATGTGTCCTTTCCGGCATGACCGCTTCGCCCGCCAGCTCGGCATCGCGCAGAAGCGTGGCCGCTGTGGGTAGCGGCGTCATCGGGGACGGCGTTATCCGTTTCTGGGGACTCGGGACAAACGCCGATTCCTATGTGAACGGCGTGAGCGGAGGAACGGTCCAGCGCGTCACCTTCCGGCCCATCGCGGAAGTATCGGCGAACACCACTCTCAATCTGGGCGATCTCCGTATCGACCCGTATGCGGAATCGCTTGAGATTTCCGTAGATGTGAGCGGCATTTCCGTAACATCCAGCGCAGTGAACACAATCGGATTTTCCGTATATGTGTACGGCGGGGCGGACGGGCAGGTTCTCGGAGTAGCTACACCGCGTCTTTATGCGAAGCCTACGCTCGCTTCCGGCGTAAGCGAGCCCGCTTTCGGAACTCTGGTGATAGGCCAGCACCAAAGCGTGAAGATGAACCATTACGTCAGCGGAAACGCCTCGACCGTAAAGTGGGAAAACGCGGACGTTCCTACCTATGTTCACGGCGGAATTCCGGTGAATTCGTGGGCGGTGGACGGTTCGACCCGCACCAAGTGCGCGACGGTGCTCATCGCAAGATGTTCGCATTACACCCGGTCCGTTTCCAATGTGTTCGGAAGCGGCGAGAGCGAGGTTGATACAACGACCGTGATTGACATGCGCTATACTCCAGCCTCAGCGAGCGGGTCTTCTTCGGACAACACCGAGCTGTGGAACAATCCCTCGCCCGACTGGACCAGCGCCGGATGACACAACTCGAAATAGAACTGGACCTCTGCAGAAAGGACTTCAGGTTCTTCGTAGGCTACTGTTTTCAGAACATAGTCCATAGGAAATTCCATTTCTACAAGTTCCACAATGACCTCGTGGACATTCTGCTCACTGCCGACAAGCACAACAGAATGATTATCAACGCTCCTCCGAGGATAGGCAAGACTGAAATCGTCAAGCACTGGATAGCCTGGCAGTTTCTCAAAGACCCGTCTTCGAGCATCATCTACGTGTCCTACGACGAATCGCTCGTGGGACGAAAAAACCGTGAAATCAAGGACCTTTTGGTATGGCTCTCAAAACACTTCGGTATTCAGGAACTGCGCATGCTCCGGCAGGCAAACGGAAAGAAAGAATGGGTGAACCGCGCCGGCGGGACGATCCTTGCGCGGGGCTCGAAGAACGCTATCACAGGCTCCGGATGCTCGACCGCGCTCGTGGTGGACGACCCGAACAAGCCAGCGGACAGGACTTCAGCGGTGATACTGGAGGAACGGAACAAGATATTCACGTCCACGGTGCGTAACCGTATCGACGACCCTTCCGTTCCGATCATCATCATCCAGCAACGGATAGCGTGCGGCGATCTGTCCGGCTACCTTCTCGACGGAGGGACCGGGGACGAATGGGCGCACTACAATTTCCCTGCGATCAACGCGGACGGAACGGCGCTGTGTCCCGAACGGCTCCCTGTCGAAGAAGTGGAGAACTACAAGCACGACCCCTTCACCTATAACGCGCAGTATCTCCAGGTCCCGCTGGACGACATCGGAAACCTCTTCGAGAGAAGCCAGCTTATCCTAGGCGGCCAGCGTCCTCCGGCTTCCGCCATGCGGATGGTTATATCCGTGGACGCCGCGATGCAGGCCGACATCGTGAACGACTACAACGCGGTCTCGGTGATAGGCATGGCGGGCCCCGAGTTCTACATCCTCGAAGTCCAGAACTTCCATGCCGACATAACCGTGCTGCTTCAGAGAATACGCGAGCTTCGACAGCGCTGGGGAGCCAACGTCCCGGTGCTTTTCGAGAGCAAGGCGAACGGCGTAGCGGCGGTACAGATTCTGCGGAAGGAAATGAACGGCGTCCTTGAGACCACCCCCTGCAAGAACAAAGTGGAGCGGGCCCTCGTCGTGAAGTATCTCTTCGACGGGCTCAACGTCCACTTCACCTTGCGCGGACTGGTTTGGGGCGAGGTTCAGGCGCAGTTCACGCAGTTCCCTCACGGAAAGCACGACGATATTGTCGATTCCGTCGTACAGGGAATTACATGGCTAAACAATTTACCCAAAATGCAAAATAACCCACAGACGGTGCAATTACACAGACCGCTCTATGGTAGGAGACAGTATGCTGGTTCAGGATATAATCCGCAACGCCGCTTCTAAGAGCGGAGTGGTCCCTTCCTATAACCCCGACGAGGTGCCGCAGGACATCATGGCGGTGGGCTTCAATCTGCTTGTCACCGACGTTCTGGACGGTCTGAACTGTGACCGCAACCTCGACATCACCACCACCGGGCGCGTGTTCAATCCTACCTACGCCGGGGACAACGAATCGGTGATAGTGCTTCAGCCGCTTCCGAGGTCGTGGACCGGGTACGTGGCCGGAGACCTGCACGACGACCTCCCGCCGAGCGGAACGCAGTACGTGTCCGCGAATCTCATCAAACTGGAGAACGGCACGTACCCTTACTGGAACGCGGCGCTGGCCGAGCTCAAGGGAAGCACGTTCATGAGCGAGCCCCCGGTGAACGATCTGGGAGAACTTCTGCCCGTCGGCATGTGGGCCTCGGACAACCTGTTCGTGGTGGGGACCTACGCTTTCGTGAACGAGGTCGCCACGATACAGAACGTGGCGGTCCTATACTCAAACAATCATCCCGTGAACATTCCATTCGCCCCGATGTACGTGTCCGGCATTCTGGAAGCCGGAAGCCGGATCGACTACCGTTATCTCTACCTCGACGAGTTCGAGAGCCTTGACTTCAAGTTCCAGCCGTTCACCTACACCACCGAGGAACGCAAGGATTACGTCAAAATCCGCATGCGCAATCCCGGCGGAACGAAACTTGTCATTCTCCCTGTGCCTCTCACCATCGAGCAGACCACCGAGGACGTGTACGGCGAAATCAACGCCCCGGCTAAATTCAAGAGCTATCTCACCGATTATCTCGCATTTCTCTTCGCGTCGCAGTACGGCCTTACGACGAAAGAGGACATGATGAAACTCATGGACCAGTCCTACAACTGCGTGAAGAAGAATCACAAGCCGAAGCGGCATGAGATGAACACAAGCAAACAGATAAGAAACGCACTGAAGCGCGGCCTTAACAAGTACTGGAGGCAAGATGGCTTTATTTAACGAGTTCAAGGGAATCCAGCAGTATCACGACGGAATGGCGGTGAGCGATTACCGCAACCTGTTCCCCATGGGCACTACGGTGCTGGACCGCCTCGGGGAACACGTGCTTGATAGCAAGGACGGACTTTACCGGGGAAAGTTCGTGGACTCCCTGGGGAATATCTACGTCGTCGTGGACAACTATGTGAACGTGTACACCTATGTGTCCGGCGTCCTTGCATCGAAAGGCCGCGTGACGGTTCGCTCCGGGAACGATCTGGTGCTTCTGAACACAATCGCGAGATGCGCGTTCTGCGAATCCTCGACGAAGCCCTCCCAGGTATATATGTGCGACGGCAAGTACGTCTACTGGTGGAATACGACGGCTCAGGCAGACAGTCTCGTTCAGACGGCGATGCAGGCGGATGTTCTGATAAATCCGGGCGTGCTCCCCGTGTACATGAAGCAGCTCGTGACGGAAAGCTACGTGACGACCCTCCAGCAGACAGTGTTCGATCTCCAGAACAAAATGTACGATCTGAAGAAATCTCGCGATGAGCAGAAGGCGATATGGGATTCCGAGCAACGTGCCCTCGACCACTCGACGACCGGAAAGTATGCAAATCGCACCGGAGATAAATTCGTCAATTCGCTCACCGTAGAGCAATGCGCGGAAGCTCTTAACGGCTACATCGTGAGCGGTCTGAAAGCGCAGGGATATTCCCCGAAGTCCGAAAGACTGTTCTACGCCGACCAGAGCGTCATCGCGACCGGGGATATGTTCTTCGGAGGCACGCACACGACCGTGTATTACAAGTACGGCGGACAGCCCGTAAGCTCGATTCCCATCGGTGATCTCTTTCAATACCTGGTGGACGCGGAGAACCTTTTGAAGACAGAAGTGTTCAAGTTCGACGATTCCGTCGAGGACGGCTACTGCGATATTCTTCCGGGATGGCAAAATCCAGCACGTATAGGTATAGACGTATATATGCCTTGGGTGGAAGTGTACAATCCGGGATATACGGCGGAGAGCGTAGCGGAGTCCGAAAAGAATCTGAAGACGGCCAGAGACCTGTACAACACCTACGCCGGCCAGTACGACATTTTAGCGGCTCAGCTCGCCACCGCGAAGGAAACGTTGAGCAAGAACAAGTCCGCCTACGACAACGGAGACCGCCTCACCGCCATACAGTCGAACATAGACGTTTACGCATACGTCAGCGGACAGGATCCTACCCGGTACGACAACCTCGGAGTAGGGTACGATTTCTCGCACATGGCGAACGTCGATTCCGTCCTGTGGTTCAACAACAGGCTTGTGAGCGTGCAGGGCGAAAAGAACACCGTGTGGATAAGCGCCACCGACCCCGGCCAGTTCTTCCGCACGTCCGGCGACATGATTACCGATGACAGCGGATTGACGTATTACACTCTCCCGAACGCCATGTTCACTTCCAACGACAGCGACACCACCGATGCCGAAAACACCGTCACGGCACAGAACATGCTGTGGACGTTCTGGGTGAGTTCGTCCAACGGCGCGGACAGACTTCGGCAGGTCGTAGGCTTCGGCGGAAACCTCTATTTCCTGAATCAGAACACCATCGAGCCGTGGTCCGCCACGAGCATCGAGGACAATCCTATCCAGAACACGGCACAGAACATAATCCACTTCGGCGGACGCGGTGCGGTGGTCTTCGACAACGAACTCTACATTGTGGCGAACGATCAGATGAATAACGTGTTCATCGCCAAGATTTCCGGCTCCCAGCTTTCGCGGGTGAGCAATCCCGAGATAGAGCGGAGGCTTCCGAAGTCCATCACCGGGCTGTCGCTCATCACGAACCGCGCGGACACTTTCGTGCTGGTGCACAACGACAAGTATTTTTCGCAGAAGTACTGGCCGTATTCAGGCGAGGCCTACGCGGTGACACAGCAGTCCTACTGGTTCCGCTGGGAGAACCCCGTGAGCGAGGAATACGCGGTGGAGAGCATCATCGACGACATCGCCGTGAGCAACCGCGGAAGCGTCATCCAGTTCCTACCGGACAAGAGAACGCTGGATTCCGGCTTTCCCATCACCCGTTCCATCCGCGACTGGTTCCTCACGTTCACCGGGCGCAAGATCGTGCGTTCGGTGGAGGTGCTCATGGACGCCGGAAAGAAGATCGGGACGTTGCTCAACCCGGCTACCACCAAGGGAAACACAGGGAGAGCCTACGCCCCGGACGACAGGGAGCAGGACCGGATGTGGTGCTCGGTGAGTTTCGACCGCGCCAACTCGTTCGGACCTCGCCGCATGCGCAATCTGGGACGGTCCGACAACAACGCTTTCGTGGTTATCTGGCGAAACCTCGGGTCCGGCAATAATTTCGCCATCGAGTTCGGAACGTCCGCCAATTACAGGTTCCAGATATACCAAGTGGACATACAGGTGCAATAATTTGTATTAAACTCAGATGGCGATTTTGACGTAATTTAGGCACTTTCGTAAAAAAAGTGCCTTTTTTACGCTAAAAACAGCGTAAGAAAATAATATCAAAATACTTCGTAGAGGGGCGATTTTACTACTTTCGCGGGAAAAAAAATATTTTTTTTATTTTTATTTTTCAGGAAAGTATAGAAATTAGGACCTCAACGAAGTATTTTGATATTATTTACTTACAATAGTGTAAGCAATATGTAAGTATAATGTTCGCATTTTTCGATAGCGAAGGCGTGCTAAAATTTGATATATTCGTGGCGGCAATCGCCTGTTACTCTACACATTAACCATGAGGCTTGAAATGAGTACAAGACTTCTGTCAAACGAACAGAACAAACCTACATTCCCGATCGACAAGTACGTTCCCGCGTGCATCACCAGCTATCAGATCGCCGACCTTCCGGCTGGAAAGTTCGCCACGAACAACGAGCCTGTGCCGTCCGTGCGCTTCCTCTTCTCCAATGCCGAGGGAATCCGCAAGTGGACACGCTGGGTCCGCATCTCCTACAACGATAAAGCGGCCCTCACCAAGCTCTTCTGCGGCTTCCCGAACGTCGCCTCCGTGATGTCCTCCGACGACACGGAAGGAAAGCTCTGGAACACTCCCATGCTCATCTTCTGCGAAAAAAGCGATGGAAAGTACATCAACATCGCGCGTGTGAAGCCGGACGATAATCCGGACGCACAGAGCGTGAAGGATATTTTCTATTCCGCCGATTTCGTTCCTTACAAGTACGTCAAGGCCTTCGGGCACCTCGTGCCCCTCCGTCTCGCCGTGCTCAAGCTCAAGGAAGGCGTCAAGGAGCTTTCCCCGGACGATATGGTGGACCCGCCGGCGGATCAGCAGTAAAATAAAAACTCGCCCGCTGTGAGTGGTCTCACATACCGAAAGGGAAGGACCGGGTTCGAATCCCGGACGGGCGAATAAAAGGGACGCGTGACTGGTGTATAGGTAGCATAAAGGAACAGGGTTCGATTCCCTGTGTCACGGTCCCTGACGCCGCGTAAGTTTTAGTTAGTCCTTTTGCTTGCGCGGCGTTTCTTTTAACATCAACCTGGAGACATAATGCGTTCTCACGCCTCAATCCCTGAACTGAACTTTAATCAAGAGCAGCTCGATTACATCAACTCGTGCTGGACACAGTTGCTGGAATCCGAAATGGAAAAGGATTCCGCCATCGAAAGCGCCCGGCACATGCTTGATTCGGTGAAGAAGTCGGCCAATTTCACAATCGATACCCTCCGCAATGACTATAATGACCTGAAAAATGAAAATCAGAATCTGAAGTCGATGTGCAAGGTGCTTGTGCTCTGCACGGTCGGAACGCTCGCAGTTTCTCTCACATGGGCTATTCTCATTTCACAGGCGGTCGGCAAATGAACACTGAATTCAAAGTCAGGAACATCGAGACTATCGGCGACATCTCGATCGCCGCCGAAACTCTCGTAAAAATCATCGGCGGAGACCTTACCGTAAAGCTCAAAGTCCCTCTCGACATGATTTATGACGGCAAGACAAAGAGGATCGACTTCGCCGAAGTTTTCGACAAAAGCATCATCGGTCAGAGTCCCGTTCGAGGCGATATGCGGCTTCCGCGTTCGCCTGACAGCAGTGACGCGATGGTTTCGGCTCTCATGGCGTCCGCGATGAGACCTGCGCCTATCGGTGACGATCAGGACCACATCGGAGAATAAATATATGAACAAGGATCAGTTTCAGCAACTGGATGACGACATCGCGGTAAGCTGCATGGGCTGTCTCGCGGCAGTGTTCGTCGTAGCGATGCTCATCGTGATTTGCGCGGGAATTTACCTCATCTTCATTCATTAAAGGACTTTCAATGCCAATCATCACATCAGGCTATTCGGCTCCCGCATCCGCCGGCGCGGACTCGCCTCTGAAGAACGCCGCCGATAAATCGGAGCTCAAGAAGAACGTCAAGAAGAGCTATTACAGACCCAAGTTCAATCAGGTGAACAGCCGTTATTCGTTCGACAACGATCTTACGCGCGGCGACATCGAGCGCCTGTGCGAGTACATGAACGACAGAATTAAGTGGCTTTGCCTGCAACAGAAGCTCCGCCCTCACGACATTGCGGTCATCGCCGGGACGGGGCGCGAACAGGTGAGGCTTCGGCTGGGGAAAATGGAATCCGCGCGGCAGATAATCAAATCGCTCATCGACAAGGATGTGCTCGCATGACGTTCGGAGTGTTCGATATAGAGACTTACCGTGACCTGTTCGTATTCGCCTTTCATATACACGATGAGAATGGAAACGAAATTTCGCGCGGAGACTGCACCAGTCACGGCGGAACCGTCACCGGGGCGGAGACGGACTTCATCGAGCGTTGTTTCAAGCAGACCGATTACATCATCAGCTTCAACGGAGCGGCGTTCGATATTCCGGTTCTTGCAAAAATCTGCGACGATGTGAACAGACACGGACGCACGAGCACCCGGTTCATTTATTGCGATGCGCAGGACCTCATTACATACGATGAGCACCGCAACTACAAACAGTTCGGATTCCCCGACAGACCCGACTGGCACGCGAAGCATTTTGATATTTTCAAAAACAGCCTGCTCGCGAAGTCCCTGAAACAGTGGGAAATGTATTCCGGCTTCCGTATCAGGGAGCTTCCTTACCGCCCGGACGAATTGCTCTCCGCTTCCGAGAAAAAGGAAATCATCGACTACTGCCACTACGACGTGTATTCCACGGCCCGCATATTCTTTGAAAGGTGCTTCGGCAACAGTAAGCTCGCCGCCGGGAACGTGACCTTCAAGGCACAACTCGAACTTGCGAGAATGTATCCGAAAAATCTTCCGTATCGGCTGGACCGCTCCGCGACGGCGCTCGCGGAAGGAATCGTCTACGAGACCAAGGACAGACTTCCTCCGAGCATAAGCAGTCCTACACAGGCTTTCGACTTCGACGACTTCGACGTCTGCGATGAAGTGAAGAACGTGCTCAAAGAAATCATGTTCGACTATGACGAAAAGAAAGCGGACAAGGGGCTCTATCAGTACAAGGGAATATGCCTCGGCAAGGGCGGCTGTCATTTCGCGCGGCCCGGAATCTGGATAAAGGTCTATAAGTTCGACGTCGCCTCGATGTACCCCACGATCATCGAGTTCTTCAAACTTCTCAAGACACCCGAGGCCAATGCCCGGTACGCCAAAATCAAGAAGATGCGCGTCGCCATAAAGCACGACCCCGACAAGCGCTACGAAAACGATGCGCTCAAGAAGACGCTCAACTCCATGACCGGGGCGTTCCGCTCCAAGAAGCACACCGCCTACGATCCGGCGGTGGGCGAGGCGATGTGCTATATCGCCCAGATGATTATCTGCGAAGCGGCGACCAGTTGCCCCGAATGGGAAAATGTCATAGAGGTCAATACGGATTCCGTGTTCGTCGTGGGAGAAAAGAACCGCGAACGCCTCCGGCTCATTGCGGAAAAATTCAAGTCCAAGTACGGAATTGTTCTCGAAGAGGAATTTTCGGAAATGCTTTATTTCCGTGACGTGAACAATTACGGCGAATACGACAAGGACGGAAAATTCCTCGTGGGCAAGGGGCTTGACTATTCCGACACGATGAAGAAGGGCCATAACCTCGCCGTGAACAACGAGCTGTTCGTGAACATTGTCCGTGAAAAACCCGCGGTGGATTGGAGCAAATATGGCTGGAGGGACTTCATTTACAAGTACCACAAGTCATCGGCCTGCAAGTACGCGTTCATCGGCGACAAGGCCATGGACAGAAAGAACTATTACTTTCTCTGGACCACCGCGGACTGTCCGGGCGCGAAGCAGATTCAGTTCGCGCGGACCCTCATCGACACTCACAACGGAAGCGTGAAAGCGCGGCGCGGCGTGTATGCGTTCGATCCGGCGGAACTTGAGCAGTATTCAAAGTACATCGACCTTTCGCAATACTCCCGCGACCTCGACGACGCGTTCGAGCTGTGGGGAAAGCCGGAGTTCTGTACCACCCGCGTCACCAAACAGGAACGCAAGGGAATAAAGTCAATCAACGATGTAGTAAAGGCGTTTTTCTGATGATCCTCGATAAAGTCACACGTATTCTGTCCGAAATGCCGAACCGTACCCAGAAGAAAGTTCTTTCAGCGGCGGACTTCTCCAAATCAACTCCCTCCCAGGTCTATAAGGCCATAATTTCCGCGATGCTCGACTTGTGCCGCAACGCGAAACAGAGAGCCCAGCTCGAAGTGTTCTCCGAACTTTCTCCCACAGATAATGAAATCCTTGAGGCGTTCGGCCCCAGTGCGGCAAGCTCCGCAGTCCAGCTCACGTTCACGGACGAACAGAAGGAATACATCAAGAATCACGTCTACCGCAACCGGGAAGGCGAGTTCAGGATTATTCCGGCCGACAAGACGGCTTCCGCGGACACTATTCCTGTGGACGGCCTTGAGGCGGATGAACGCATCATCGCGGCGAAACTCAAGTACAGTAAAGTGAGCGAGAACGGCACGGAGCAGGAATTCGACGGGCTCCGTATTCTCCAGGGACTTGAATATGACGGAAGCGAGGACGATGCGTTCAAGGAATTCGACACATCGCTCCGCCGCATCGAAATTGCCAACTCTTTCTCCAAACCGTTCGGCTTTTACCGGGAGGGCGGCAAGCTGTACCGAAACGTGGCATGCCAAATGAAACGCACCCGGTCCGATTACACTCACGATGATCTGGAACGCGCGATGTTCCTTATGTATCTGGTGAGCGGCGCTACTATCGCCGGATGGACGCATCTGTACAAAGTTGTTCACAACATGGTGAGAAATCCCAATTCCCACACCGGAACCATTCTTTATCTGAACGACTTCGATGCCGGAGGAAACGGCAAATCGAAATTCATCGCCGTTCTCCAGTCCATGTTCGGCGATTCCTTCACCGCATTTTCGACACAGCAGCTCCGCTTCACCATCAGTCTTCTGGGCAAGAGGCTGGTGTCCATCGCCGAGTTCGACACGATGAGCACAAAGAGAGAAATCCTCACGATGCTCAAGGCGATGACCGGGCGCGACCTGTTCGAGTACGAGGCGAAGGGAGCGCCGTCAATCGTGGCGAAGTCCTTCCAGAACTTTGTCATCACGTCCAATCATTACGTGATGTTCGATGATTCGGGCATCAAACGGCGTCTGCAGAACTTCCAGTCCTCCAATCTTCTCCACCTTGTCACGTCCGGGTATGCAAAGACGTATGGCTATCTGGATAAGTTCTTCGGCGACACGTATTCGGACGATAGCCGGAACATCGAGACCAGAATGGCGGACGCTCTTCTGGACTATATCGGCGCGGACGATGAAAAATACGATATCCCTATCCGCGACCAGCCCGTGATTCTGTCTTCACTGAAGAACCCCATCCTCCGGGCTCTCTTCGCCGACAACATGAACTATGAAAAATTCGTAACGGACCGGGCCGGCGGATGCACCCTCGCCCTGTGGCGCATGGCCGAGGACATCAAGCCCGGCGAGTTCAATTACGCGGCGGCAACGATCCAACAGTGGATGCCTGACATCAAGTTCACGGTGTCGCGCGATTCCACTTCCATGACCTGTGACATCGAGTATAAGGTATTCGTTCAGCGGATGGCGGAACGGCTCGCCCAGCTCGATGAAATTTCCAGAAGCCTGAAGTCCAAGAGTTCCGTCACGCTCGAAAAAGGAACGTTCTGCGGATTCTCGGTGGAGGATATGTTCAAGAAATTCATCGGCGGAGCCGTCGATAAGTACAAAATTCCCGTCAGCGATTGCACGGGTCACATCATCGTAGGAGATTGCAATGAAAAAAAGTAAGCAGTATTACCTTTCGGCGGGAATAGAGACTATCTCGCTCATCGAAGACATCATGGAACGTCAGAACATTCCGTCAGTCAAGCGGTATATGATCGGGAACGCGCTCAAGTATCTTATCCGCATCGGAAAGAAAACGCCGCAGTACGAGGACGACCTTCTCAAGGCGGAGGACTACCTTCACCGCGCACGCACCGGGGAATGGCTCAGACGGACCATCGTTGAAAGCGCGGGCGCTCGGAAAAGCCGAGGTGCAAAAAATCGGGATGAATGATGAGCTGGTCTATGGGGAGCTTCTTCGATTTGAACGCCTCGTCCGTGACGTGCAGGAGGGAGCTTAACTGCCCTTCCGCCGGGCGGATGTCGGCGGCCAGTCCGAGCAGATGAGCCGATGTGTCGGAGCCCTTGACTGCCCGATTGACCGCAGGCGAGCGATACCCACTATCTACTGTTATGGGATGCCCGTACAACGTTCTCAGGCAGTCAAGGTATTTTCCGACGGAAAACAAGTTCATGATCGTTTCCCAGTTGTCGGGAACGTTGAGCAGACCTGTGTTCGTTACGATGAGCTCTTTGAACTTAAAGAATTTCGGCACGTCTATGCTCATTTTACATTTCTCTCCATGAGGGTTCTATGAACCGCCAGAAGTCGATGACCGCCTTGCATTTGCGGCAGGCCTCGTGGTCCTTCAGTTCTGAAAATTCCACCATCGTCATATCGCCGTACTGTCCCTGCTTCGGGCACGGCTTCGCCGCCGGACATTCGAGGACCTGCCCGACCGCGTTTATGAACGCGACTCGCTCGATGTGATGTTCCACGGAATCCACGCCGCTGTCCTTGTCGAGGCCCACTGTCCTGAACGGAATATGATGGTCCAGGCAGTACTGGGCTTTCTTCTGATAATCCTGTATTCCGTACACAAGAAGTATCTGGTCGAAGTTCAGCGGGAACAGGTCATTCACGGAATCGCCGTGCCATGCCGCTATTCTCGGGAAATGCCCGGAGGCCGGAAGACGTAAAAGTCCGTTCGTCTTGATGAGACCCCGGTACTGATGATTGGTGAGCCACGTGACAAGTTCGTCAAGACCATTGTAGAGGCCGGGCTCCCCTCCGGTAAGTTCGATGAACCATTTCGCCGGATCGACGTACTTATAGAGAAAGGGAATGAGGCGGACGTTGTTCAGTTCCCACTTCGGGTCTCCCTTGTTCACGTACTCGAACATGGGGCACTCTTTGCAGTGCAGATTGCACCGCGCCGTAAGAGCTATCTGGAGTAGATTCATGCTCCCCAATATACTAATTCTTTTTGCCGATTGCCAGCGTAAATTCCCGTGAGAGGCTCTTCCAGTTCGTAGTAGTGCCCGAAATGATCCACCGTGAACTTCACGATGCCGGCCTTGACCGGTCCGGCGACTCCCGACAGAATTATTCCCTGCCTCAACAATTCGTCCGACAATGCGCGGGTAATCCAGCCGCTCCACATTATATCGTGGGCCGCGATGATGCGGGAATACATCGACTGGGGACCTTTCCATTTGGGTATGAAACTGTCCACTGCGGAAGAGCCGGAGCGCTTGTCGGTGATCCAGCCTTTTTCTCCACGGAGAATGATGTTTCCCTGGTTCGTCTCCAGTCTTATGACGAAACTATCCATCGCGCTCCAGTAGCCCTCCGCGCCTTCCACAGGCTGGAGGAATATCGGAGTTCCGGTTATATTACGGAGTTCAATTGTCATGGCGGTTCCCCAGAAGCAATAGAATCTGCACGGTGTTCGCGCGTGTCTCGCGCACGTCTCCCTTCAGGACCTCTATCTGTGCCTGCTGTTCGTCCATCCTCGTTTCGAGCGAAGCCACGCGCTCCTGTTCCCCGGAGCTTCCGGCCTTGTTCGCCGCGTAGCCTCCGCCTAACGCCGTAAGAAGTGCCGCAGTGACCGCCAGCGCTATCTTGTACGGCATGCGGATTGTCATATCGGCGGACATCAGTTCCCCTGGTAGAGAGCCATCGCGAACGCGGAGCTCTGATAGTTGGAGAACGTGATCGTCGTCGGAAGGCTGTTCGCGTCCGTGACGGTGAGGTTATCCTTGAAGCAGGAAATGTAAGGCGCGGCCTGCGAGGTCGTTCCACGTGAGTGGCCCACGAACTGGCATCCATTGTCCTTGGTGAATATCACGAGGAAGTGGAGTTCGCCCGGATTTATGGTATCCGTGACTACCTTGGCTATCGTGGCGGAAATGAGCCCTGTGTTCGAGCTGGTGACGGCGTAGGTGTTCGCTACAAGAGCCGCGGTGACAGGCGTAGAGCCAGCGGAAGTCAGCTTATACACGGCGAAGTACGCGTTCGACAGAGTGCCTTGCGTGAGCATGGCGTACATTTTGGACAGGTCTTTTGTTATCCTCAGATAGTCCGAGGCGAAGAGCATCGTGGCGTTCGCGACATACGTGCTTGTCGTTCCTCCGCCGTTGTTCTGGGGAGCTATCTGGCCTTCCGTGACCGCCGGAGGGATTGTGAGAAGCCATTTCAGCTGGCTGGTGATGACGGGATCCACTTTGACGTTCACAGTCACGTCCGAGCCGGAGCCCGTCGGAGTGAACGTCACGGAGCCGTCACTTGAGGACAGCGCGGCCTGTATCTTGGACGCGAACAAGGCCCACGCCATTCCGCCGTAGTCATCTGCGGAAAGGACGTACTGAGGGCCGCCCGGCATTTCGGGCACCGGATAGCCTATAGAATTTCCGTTCGCATCGAACAGACTGTGGTGTGCGGTGCCTTGATTTCCGCTATTCGAGGTGGCCGTGAAAGGACCCGCGACCGTGTCGCTTCCGCCCGGATTGGAAATGGTGTGGGTATTCGATACGCCGCCGCCGCCGCCGCCGCCGTTTTCGCCCACATAGACGATGGAATCGCCTGTATAAATTCGTTGAGTGACAATGCTCATAGGATACCTCGACCATATCAAAAAAACAGCCACCGCCGGAACATTTCGCAGTCCCGGCAGTGGCGTTCACCCAGAGATTTAGTTGAGAGGCAGGTAGATCGAGGACACGGAGAGACCCGTGTACACGTTCATGCCGAGGAGCACGTCGATGCGGAACAGGGTCGCCGCCTTGACCGGATCGGTCCATGCGGTGCCACGGAGCGGGAGGATGCCCTTCTCGCGGTACACGGTGGGGATCGTGAAGGAGTCACAGCCATAGAACTTTTCGAGACCCTTGACGGCCACGAGGAAGTCGTTCTGCTTGTAGATCACGGCCGGGGTCATGTACTGATGACCGGCGGTGAGCATGGCGGTCGGCGTGACGTTCGTGTCGATGCCGGTGGCTTCCGCGATGTTGTTCGTGTAGCCGTTAATCCAGCAGTTCAGACGGCCCTGTCCGTACGCGAAGACGGGCGGCACCGCGAACGACCAGACGGACCCTGCGGAGTTCTTGACGAGCTTGAGGTAGAAGGTCTTGAGGTCGTTGGTCTTGTTGCCGAGCGCATCCACATTGTAGACGCCGGAGAGAGTGAACGGCTGGGAGAAGTACGTTCCGTTCGCGAGGGAGGCCGGAGCCACGCCGCCGACGGTCGTCGGAGCGGTGCCCACGAAATTGGAACTGCCGCTGGTGATGGAAGTCACCGCGGAGGGGACTTCGGTCGCGGCGGCTGTGATCGTGGGCTGGAGGGAGGACTTGCTCCACTTGAAGCCCATGAAGTCGCCCAGTTCGTTGCGGAAGAGAGCGCCGCCCACCTTGTCGTTGGGAGCGTAGTTCGCCTGGAGGGTCGTGACGAGACGGTTCCATGTGAACGGATGAGTGACGCCGAACGTGTCGCCGCCGAGCTTGGAGGAAACCGTGTTGGCTTCCGCGTCGAAAGCGGTGCGACGGAAGACGTCGTTGGAAATTTCGCCTGCGATGAACGCCTGGGAGCCGCCCACGAGCGTCTGATAGGCGCGGGTGTTGGCGAGGTCCGCGAGCTTCGCGACACGCTTGCTCATGACCTCGGGGTTCTGAATGGCGAGGGTAAGGTCTTCCTGCGAGACCTGTGCGGCGGTGACGAGCGGGGATACCGTCACGGGAACCTCATCGCGGTCCGGGGCGAGCTTGCCCGCCGCCTGCGGACTCGTGAGGTCCAGATTGTCGAACACTTCGCCGGAGTCCATGATCGGGACGTACACGGTGTCGCCGGATTTCTTTTCGGCGCCCAGATACTTGTCGATGGAGCGGTTGGATTTGGAGAGAAGGTCGGCGCCGATGTTGAATTCCATCGCCACGTCAGCCATGAGTTTCGCAGTTACGAGTGCCTGTGCCATTGAGATAACCTCTTATTTGCGGCGGTTCAGCGCATCCTGCCATGCGAGCGCGAAGTCATCCGCGGGCGGTGTGCCGTTGCTGTCGCGGCCCGATCCGGGGAGAGGTACGTTCTTCGGCGGCTGCGCTGCCGTCTGTTTGGGGCGTTCCTTGATTCGCTGGAACGCTCCGGTGATAGCGTTGTAAATTCCTGTAAGAGCCTTCTGCTTTTCGTAGTCCGTGAACTGGGACCACTCCTGAGCGTTCTGCGGAACGTCCATCCTGTCGAACCATTCGCGGAGAAGAATCTGTCCGTATGGTCTGTTGATGAACTGCCGAACCACGGGCTCCTGCTCGTTCACCTGCCGGGCGTATCGCTGGGAGTCGGCGACGAATTTCTCCGCTCCCTCCGCCCCGAAAGTCCTGACCGCGGTATCGTAATACTCGTTGAACTTGTGGTCCATCTGCATCGCCTGCATATCCTGCATTCTGCCCTGGATTTGCTGTGATGCGGCGCGGACCTGCATTTCGGCTTCGGGATGTTCCTCGGCGTACTTGCGGTAGTAGTCGAGTTCGTCCTCCAGTTCCTTCATGCGCTTGTTCATCGCGTCATAACGGTGCTTGTTTCGGATGCGTCTCTCGGCGTTGGCGGAATTGTTCTGCTTTCCGCTTTCTCCGGTTTCCGGCGTGTTCTTCTTCGGAGCGGGAGGCTCGGAGGCGGTATCCGTCCCCGTTTCCTTCCCGGTTTCCTTCTGAACATCGTCCGGGTGCGGTTCGTTTCCGGGTTTCTTCCCGGCGGAATCCGCAACGGTCCTGTCGGTCTTGCTTTCGCGATCGGCCAGAGCCTGACCGAACGCTTCGGTGTCACTCGCCGTCTGCGAGGTAGATGCGCTGTTCTCCGCCGCGTGTGCGCCAGTCGCGGGGGTAGTCTGATCGGGTGTGTCTGTCATATACCCGAATATACACATTTTATCAACAGATGTCAATATATGCGTAAATTTTTTTATGCGCATATTCCCATGCGCGGATATACGGATATATGGGAGTACTCCGAACTACGGCGCGGATATACGGATATATGGGAGTACTCTGAACGAAATAATACTACTACTTCTACTACTTTTACTCCCTCAGACCCCTCCCCCATGCCGACTGTTTGCGGCCAGGTGCGCGGGAGAACGAGCAGGGAACGGACCGGGACGTAAGGTTCCGGTGCAGTGGTACAAAAAGTTCCGTGCGAGGGAAGGGACGCGGCGGGCGTGGGCGGAAAATGCGGCGGAATTTCGGCGGCAAAGTTCAGCCGGTGCGGGCGCGGATACCGAATATGTACATATATGCAATAGATGTATAACTAATATCTATATATGCTTATATATTTCGGTCGCTAGTGTATCTAATTAGTATCTAATTGTATCTAATATATCTAATGTATGTAAGTAATATATAATGAATATCTTTAGAAAAACACTTGCATTGTGTTTTTGAAATATCTATATTATTGGAGTAACGCCGGATGGTCCGGCGCCACGGCAAAAAAGAGGATAAAAAAATGAAAAAAATTGAATACAACTTTTTTTACAACGGAAAAGCCATTTTAAAAGAAGAGATCGTGCGAGAATTTGGCAAAAATTGGAAGCGCCGCATGGTCCGCGACCAGTGGGGTAATTTTTCCAACGGATACTTCACTGCGTGCCGCCGCGAACCGACGGACGCCGAACTGTAACTCTAACAAAGGACAACTTATGAATACTACTGAATATCTTACCTATCAAAAGAACCGCGAAAAAGTCGCGGACTACTTCGCGACCCTCATCGACCAACAGAAGAGCGCATGGAAGCGCGGTGTGTTCGCCTATGCTCACGAACTTGCGGAGGAAACC